ACCATGCCAGGCGCTTCTTGGTGTCTCCTGCTGTGCCGACTGAGATGAACCTGTCCTGGCTCCATGATCTGCCGTCCAGCGAGTAGCTTGTGCTGATCTGCGGGTTTCCGAGTGCCGCTGAGTTTAAGACGGCGAGCTCGAGCAGGATGTATTCGCCATTCTCTTGCAGCAAAAAGAACCCGTTTTCTTGGAGCAAGCCGTTGACCACCTGCGTGGCCAGGGCAACGCTTCCCGTCAATGCCACCAGTTCTAGCTTGTTGAAGATGGCGCCATTGCTCTCGGCGTAGACGATGAGCGTACCGAATTCCCAGCGCACCTGTTGGCCCCAGTGGTGGCCGGTGTCCTGCACGAGATACCCGATGGCGCTGGACTGCGGATCGCCGACCAGCCACTTGTTGTAGCACCAGACGATGTTCCTGGCCCGGTACTGCGCGATGCCGGTGGTGGTGCTGGCTAGAACAAACCAGACCTGTTCCTGCAACTCTCGCGAGGCCGATGCGTCGTAGACCAGCGTCTGGTCTGGCAGGTGTACGTACAGGTGTTCGTGAGCCTTGTCGTTCCTGGCCTCCAGCTTTACACCACTCAACTGGTCTTCGGTGTACTGCAGCAGAATGTTGTCGATCTCCTGAGTGCTGACCTTTGTTGTCGTTGCGGAGACGCCAAGATAGATGCCGGGTGCCTCGTTCCGCCCGCCGCCAAGGAAGGCCATTGCATCAACAAAAACGCAGCAGGCCTGAGTGCCGATGCAACCCTTTTGAATCTGAGCGCCTTCGATCCTTGCGAACGGGAAGAGATCGCCGCCCACGTTGTTGAAGACCTCAATGGTGTGCCGATTGAGAGCGTAGACCTCGTTGCGGAGCTTGAGCAGCGCCAGTATTGGGTCGGGGTCTGCTTCGCTTGACCCGTACTTCAGCGGGTTAACGGCAAATGGATCGTTTAGCTCTGTGACGATCAGATACTGGCCATCGGTGGTCATGAAGTAGCCATCGACCCAACAGAAGTCGATCACGAAGCCCAGGTCCGGGTCTGTGACTTGCAGCAACCCTGCAGTGCTGTTCCAGTAGTACAGGCGGCCACCGGATGCGACCGCCAGGCTGGTGAAGCTGTAGTCAAAGGTCACTAGGTTGGTGGTTGGCCCGCCAACGTCGCCAAGGACGGTTACCGCGCCGCTGCTTGAGACAGAGACCAGCTTGGTGCCCATGACCCGGTAGCAGATGTTGTTCCACTCGATGCCGCCACGGTCAACGCCTGGGCCTGTCCCATTGGAGACAATGCCATCACCTGGGCGAAGGAAGCCGTTGCTGATGCCGCTGACCTTTGGCACGGGCACCAGATTGACGGGGTAGCTGGTGCGGATCTCCGGCGTGCCGTCAGTGTAAATTCCGTTCAGGATTGGAATTTGCATGGCTTACCACTTGACCTTATCGGCCCAATACGCTGCGCTCATCTTGCCCTTGGAGATGTTCCCGGCGTGCCTGGCCTTGAATGACTCTCGGCGAGCCTGGGACGCCTTGGACTCGCCCTCCATCTTCGGCGACCCGGAGACGCCTTGCTGCCCGAAGCGGATGGTCTTTACTTGGTCGCCGGCCTTGGCTACGACGACATGGCTTTTTGTCGGGTGCGATGGCGTGCGCTTGGGCTTGTTGTAGCCCTCGACGCCAGCCCGATCCAGTCTTGAGTCTTTGGCGCCCATGATGCCCTAGTCAAGCAAAATATACGCGCCATCCTCTTGCAGCAGGAAGAACCCATCCTCCTGCAGCAGCGCTCCGGCAACTGGGCCGCCACCGATATTCCAGAATCGAATACGGAAGCGCAGCCGAGTCAGCGGGTACATCTCAGAAGCCCTCGCCGGGCATGACGTGCAGGGACGTGCCGGCTGCGGAGATGTACGCCATTAGGCTGTAATCGCCGGGCTTGGTGATGGTTACCTGCGCGCCTCCCGGCACCGGGTAATCTGCCGTGGTTGCGACCACCGGGGCGGTTTCGCCGAAGCGGATGTAGCAGACATTTGCGCCGAGGTTGGTCAGGCAGACGGTCTGCGTGGCGCCGGTAACCGTTGCGGTGGCCGATGCCGCTCCTGGGGACACGATGACGCCACGGTTGTAGCCTGGCGAAAATGGGGCTGAGTTGTAAGGCATTGGGTTCGCTCCTGAAGATTAGCCGATGCGATACCAAGAGTTGGTCGCTTGGTAAAAACGCATGGTGAAGAACGCATTAGCGGCCAGGGTGGTCGGCGCTCCGAATGCCGCAGCAGCTCCGTTGAGCGCCAACGTGAATGCCGTGATGATCTGCGTGGTGGTCACCAGCAACTGCGTCCCGTCTGGCGTGCCGGTATTGAGCGGGAGCGTGATCGTGCCGGTGGCCAGCGTGCCGGCTGGCTGCAGCAACATCCACTGCTGCTCGCTGACCGGCGTCGGCACGGTGATGTTGAACCCGGCGCCTGGGGTGTAGAGGTTCGTGGAGACGGTTGGCGCTGCGAATACGGTCTGAAAATACGCCAGCAGTTGACTGACAGAGACCTTGCGAGCATCGCCGTTGTTCGGGACGTAGATCGGCAGAAGATCGCCGCCGGATATCTGACTGAGGCCTGCTAGTTGATTGATCGTCGGCATGTGTGGCCTCTTTCAGGTGTATTCGAGCGGGCCGTCCTGGCCGGCCAGGGTTGGGTAGACAGGCTGCGCCAGGAATGGATTGTCGTAGACCCTCCAAGGCTTGTTGCCCGCTCCAGATGGCATGGTTCCTGGCATCTGCTGCTCAATCGGCATGGCGGCCCTGGACAGGAGGGTATTGTACGTCTCCTTGGCTGTCATCTTGGTGTCGGGCATGACCTGCTTGCCGTAACTTGGGGCCAGCTTGATGCCGAGATTGGTGTAGATCGCTTCGTTGGATGAATCCGGGACGTTGGTCTGCTCGTCCAGATCGCTATCCTGCGGGCTCGATGGGAGCGGGTAGCCCAAGCGGATGCCGAGTGCATTCCACGATGCAATCATGGTATCGAGTCGGCGCAGAGCGCTGTCGAGTTGCTCCGGCGTGAGATCAAAGACGTAGGACGCCAGCCCGATTTCCTCGAAGGCCTGCGTTACGAACTGGCGCTTGGTCCATCCCATTGCTCAGACTCCTGTGATTCGGTGCTGGATCAATTGTCCCAGCTTTCTGTCCGGCGTGCGACCGTCGAAGCGAATGTCTAGCTCTCGCGCCTTGAGCTCAAGCTCTTGCCGCGTCGGTGGCGCGTCATCCTTCGGGGCTGGTGCTGCCGCCTTGGCCAGCTCGCGCCAGTCTAGCGGCTTTGACGGCTTGTGCTTCTTGACCGGCTTGCGCAGCCACTTGGACTTGATCTTAACCGGGCCGCTGGCCTTGTCGCCAGCAGCGATGATAGCTTCATCGGATGATGCAAACCAGCCGGCTGCCAGCATAGCGTCGGCCTGCTCTTGGGTCTGCACGCCGATGATCTTGTAGGTGCCAGTGCCGCCAGGCTTTGGGATTTGCCCTGGCGACTGGTACAGCATGGCCGGGAGTTGCATTACTTCTTGGCCTTCATGGGCTTGGCTGTTTTTGCAGATGCAATGAATGCGGCCTTTGTTGGTGCGCCTTCGGCGCCGGGTTTGCGCATACGCTCAGGCGTCTTGCCTGCGGCCTTCTGGCTTGCAATGCGCTTGCGCTTGGCCTGAATGTTGGAGTAGAGACCGTCTTTCATTTCTTGGCCTTTGCCGGGGCTTTACCGGGCTTGCCGGCCTTCATTGCAGCAGTCCTTGCGGTAGATAGCGCAACGGCGATGGCTTGCTTCTGGGGCATCCCTGCCTTCATCTCTTTGCCGATGTTTTTAGAGATCGACTTTTCGGAGTAGCCTTTTTTTAGGGGCATGGCAATTCTTCCTTAGAGAATGTACATATCATGCTCATGATTTGACTCAAGAGCATGATAGCACACTAAGCGGTATTATCTTGTTTAATTATTGATTAAACAAAAGTATACCTGACATTTCCGGCTGTTTATTCACAACACCGAACAAGGTATCAAGGCGGTACTTGATAATCATGCTGTCAATGTCGTAGAACTTCTGCATCACCAGTTCCACGCCCTGGTCGGTGGTGGCACGCATCACTGCGGTGCCAGCATCGGACGGGATGGCGTAACGGCCTGGCAGGATTTCCAGCGAGTCCTTTTGCCAGAAGACGTTGATCGCCGAGGCTCCAGTGTTGAGCCAGTTCAGTGCCGCAGCGCCGCCTGCGGTAACCAGCTGAACGTTCTTGTACTGCAGTTCAGCATCGGTGGCCGGTGCCGTGGCTGCAATGATCGGAGGGCTGATGACCAAGGTCACGCCACCGGCGGGAACGCTAATGACGCGGAAAGTTTTGAGCTGGCCGGTGTCCTCTTTGGTGATGTGATGCACCGCGTAGATACCATCAATCGTGAACGCATCACCAGCCACAACGCCAGCCGAGTTGGACACGGTAACGGTTTGGTAGCGGTTGTCCACGTTGATCTGGCCGCCGACCGAGGTCGAGGTAGCCTGTGGCACGTACTGAGCCTGGGCGCCGGTAGTGTCAATGGTGGTTACGCCACCAGCTGCCACGGCGATGCGGTTGGCGTAGTCGAACTTGTAGGTATCAAAGCCCGCGACCATCCCGACTTGGTTACGCTCGTAAGCGAGGTTAGATTTCGGGTTGCCGAAGGAGCGAGTCGCCACCGCCAGGTTGCCGGCCATGCCGTTGTAATCGCGGCTTGACAGGCCCAGGAAGCGGTCGTAGTCAGGCACGCCCTGCTCGTTCATGATCGTGTCGCACAGGCTCACGTCGTCATAGTCGCCGGCGGCGCCAACGATCGGAACCACCAGCGTGCCCTGAGCGGCTGCAGTGTTCATGATCGCCACGTTGATATCGCTGGCCAACTTCTGCTTCGCGCTCTCGCCCAGGCGGCCCTCTTGCAGCGCATCGCGCAGGTCGAGGGTTGTCATGGTCCAAGGCACCGTTTGGCTAAAGCCGATGGTGCTGGGAACCGACAACTGAGTCATGTTCTGATAGGTGACGGGCGTGCCGGGTGCGCTGGTTTGCGACTGGGCAATGTAAGGCATCGGACGCCAGATGGTGTCGTTGGTACGGGCCATCATCGTCTGGTCGGTGTTGTAGACCGAGACGTGGCGCGACAGAACCAGCAAGTCCTGGAAACCTTCGAGAATGTCTTCGAACGCTACGCGCTCTTCTTTTGAGAATGAATTGCTCATGATAAATCCTTAGATTGAAACT